TGATGCAAATATACGAAAAGTAACGCACTTAAAAAAGTATGGAGAATATGTATACGAAATAACAAAATACTACTACCATCATAATCAATATGCCTATTATCTCTTCCTTTGGATTTTGTATGTTCATTAATAGCTGTTTTTACTATACACCTTGCCGATAGTAATGGCTTGACCAATGTCACCACGTTGGAATGATATGTATTCTCTTGGGAAAGTGTAACAAATAAAGTATCTCGTTAAGTCAACAAAGTGACCATAAGGTTGATAACTTACTTTAGTAACAGGGTCGGTTACTGGCTTCTTATCCACACCACCATTCTTATCTTCCTTTGTGTATTCATAATCGGCTATCACTAACTTACATCTCTTATCAACTCGATACTTCAATCCTTGTACTTGATTGGCAAGTATCTCGTTAAAGAAGTCAGCCGACATTCTTACTGATGGGTTACTACTCATCACCGCCCTACGAGGTGCAAACTCTTTTAGTCCTGCCATTATGATGTAAAACAAATCGTGTCCTTGCTCTTGCTTAACATCTGCTTTCTTACTCGTTGCATCACCACCAATGTACACCGCTTCCTTATGACCCCAAGCACGAAGTTTTCTTGTTAACTCACGGCACATAGTTGTAGTGTTGTTCTCAGGGTTGCGAAGTGCTAAGTAGTCAATCATATAGAAGGTCTTCTCATCCTTACTGACTTGAAAGATACCACAAGGAAAATAAGGGTTAACATTCTCATCAAAGATAAGATGCAAAGCTAACGATGGATTATACTCACAATCTGAAACGTGGTCTTCACTTCGCCACGACTTTAAGAACTCACCACCGAAGACGGTCTTACCCCATTCGCCTAAGACATTCACCTTATATGAGTTATAACTACGAGTCTTCAATGCTTCATATCTACTTATAAGTGCATCATCTCGATAACCATACTTACCATTCGGTGAGCCGACTATCCAATAGTTATCTTTGTATGTTGTTCTAATGATAATAGTGCTACCATCTTCTGAGATACGAACAAAACTATCAGGTGAAGGTAATGTGCCGTATTTGGTTGTATCGGTCCACTTGTTGATGTCTACCAAATCAGTCTTAACCCACGAGTTCTCATCCACAGGATTCCAAGATGCAAATATCTTCTGACCTTTGATACCACGAAGTGATAAGTCAAATTGCTCGTATTCGGTATAGTCAAAGTGATTTAACTCATCAAGATAGACGTATTTGTAAGATTCAATACCTTTAGCTTTTTCAGGGTCATCAAGACCTTTAAGAACTATTTCCGAACCATTCAACTTATTGCGATAAGCAAATTCTAATTTCTCAAAGGCTGGGTAAACGTGCATTCCGTCAATAGCAAGATTAAAAGACTTTTTTAATGTAGTCTTTATGATTGTGGATTCCTTTCTAAAAGCAATAGAAGATGAAGAATGAAATACTGATTCTTTAGATAAGAATTGACATATACTAACGGTCTTAGATGATGATTTACCTCCGTATATCAATACAGTTCTAATATTATCGTCTTCCTTTATCTTATTTATAATAAAGTAAAGAGGATTAAACCAATCACTATCAAGTATTACTGCCATTGGTATATTGTTCTTCTGCTAACTCTTTACCCATCTTTGGTATAGTAACATCAACTGCTGACTTTTCAACAAGACCATTTAAGCGTTGTGTGATGCTTGGATTGTATATTCCTGACATACCTCCTTCTATCTGATGAGTCCTAATAGTTTTCCTTATACGTTGACAGATGGGCAAATAATCTGTGTATTTACCATCCAAATTAGAAAAATAATTACCCAAATCACTTATAATACCATTATCATAACACCAACATTCAAACCCATCTAATGTAATAGGTCTTTCTTTCTCTCTATATACCATATTGGCATCCTTACCAACGTAATCTTGTACTAAAATAGGATTACTTTTAACTTCTTTTCTATAATTCTCAAAGTGTTCCCACATCTTCTCTGGAGTCTCAATATATTTATGTTTTCCCATAGTAATGCAAAGTTACAACAGAAATATGGATATATTAAGATTATAGATACACTACAAGAAAAGTAATGTAATATAAAAGTAATAAACAACTGCGCTTTTTCTCCGTTAGTAGGAAAGTGTTAAAACCACTAACATCATCGAATTACTACACCATCAAGACGCTGACACACTTAGTCTTCGCTATATTGTGTTGATGTGTAGGCGCATTTGTTTATCTCTACTCAACTCGCATTATTGACTTTAACTGTTCCATAATCTCATCAGCCTTATCTCCCCAAAACATCTCACATTTACCATCTTTAATTGGAGATTCCGTGAAGTACCATTGATTTGTTGCATCCGCAGGTGATGTATACCGCTTACATTGTTCCTTTATTGGGCAGTTGATGCCTTTGCAGAGTGTGTCCATTATTTGTATGTTTTGTTGTAGAAATCTTCTGCTAAATCTTCAAAAGGTCCATAAATACAAGCATCAATTATCTGCTTTTTCTCCATCTTTAACGCTACTTGTTTAGATTTAATATAATCGTGTTCGTGTATTCTGATGGTAACCATATTTGATTCATCAACTTTGATATCAGATTCCAATGTTTCTATTAACCAGTTAACTGATGTTTTCTTGGATTCATCTAATGGACTACAATCACAAGTTGTTGTATGACCGCAATAACACTTAATCTGCTTAGGTTCTAATGCACCCTTTAATGACATATAGTTTTTGGCTCTTTCTTTAGCTTCATCGTTCTTCATAATGTGTCGTATACTTTACTTGTTTACGTTTACGTTGTGTCCTTTATTACCCATATACTCCTTAATCTTTCGCTTTGCATATTCATCAAAGTCTTGCATCTTACTTGCTGGTATTGTATAACTCTTGCTCTTAGTTGATGGCTCGTTATACATTGGTTTTCGTCCTGCGTTACGTTCGTTGTGTATTGGTTTACTCATATTATGTATGTTCTATTGTGCAAATATATGCAACTTAATTAATTATTGATACTTATTTAATAGGTTATCATAAAACCAAAAGAACTCTTCCATCGAATGAACAATTACATAGAAACCACCTGATAAGGTGATGCTTTCTTGATACTTCTTTTGCGCTTCCGATTGCTTGTCTTTCATCTTAATCTCAATCTTTACCGATATACCTACCTTATGTCCACCTATCATCACTCCGATGGTTGAATGGATGTCCGCCGTGCCTCGTGTTCCTTGACCAGGAGTAAAGGTTACACCTTGTGTACGATTGCCTATCTGTTCACCTGTTAAGCCATCTATGACCTTGTTAACTCTTGCCTGACCTTGATTACTTACTCTCTCCGCTTGATGTCCTTCGTATTTGAGATAATCGCATACACAAGCGGTCAAGCCGTTAGCCGTTGTGTCGGTTCTGCCGTAATGGTCAAAGCTATCTAGTTGAGGTGTAATGGATGGATACTTGGCTCGTGAGTATCTTTGTTTGGCTTGGATGATGCGTTGTTTTTCTTGTCTTGTCATTATATGTGTTTGAATAGATATGATATTACTTCGATTGTCCAACAATTGCCAAGCATCTTGTAGCGTTGAGAATTTGAAACGGATGCTGTATAATTATCCGCAACTGTCTGCAATCTTTCGCATTCTATTGGTGTAAGTCTACGGATGCGTGAGTTAAGTTTAACAAGTGCATTGCCTGATAATCCATTATCACTTCCTAAGCATAATGTAGGACTTTTCCCCCCCATACGTTCTCTAAAACCTTCATCATATCTGAAGTCCATACCTACTACCTGCACCGCATTAGTATTTGCACCATCTAAACACATAGATTTATTTTCATTATCAAGACACTTATCGCCACCTTCTGACCTTGCAAACCTATCTATTTCTTTCTCACTTAAAAAATACTTCTCCTCAACCTGCGATTCCAATATATCCTTCAACAATATCCCTCTATCTTTTGGTTGCTCAATAATAGATTCCATATCGCCAAACAATCCCATCGGTTTCATCCCCCAATTAATCCAATATATTCTTTTACGATTCTGAGCAGATACTAAAGCTGAATTAATATGTATACCACGAACACCGATTGCATTGCTCAATACTTTTTCCCATTTAGCACCCATTTCTACATTCTCAAGCAGAAATAATATATTAGGATTCTTAACTCTTAATTCCTCAAGTATTCGCATATATTCCCAAAACAAGTATGACTGTCCTTCAAACTCATAACCCTCAGATTTAAGTTGTAGGTAATGCTCAAGAGTTAATATCTCTTGCTCATCTTTGGTAGACATACCCTTGCGTTTACCTGCAAAACTGAATGATTGGCAAGGCGATCCACCAATCAATAAATCTATTTTTGGCAATTCTAATGCGTTAATATCAACTACACTTCCTAACTGAATTGTATCAGGATAGTTAGCCATTGTTACTTGAATTGCATATTTATCAATTTCCGATGCGTAATATGTATCAACATCTATCCCTGCACGTTCAAGTGCTTGATGCCCACAAGACATCCCATCAAATAAGCTAAGTACTTTCATCTTTCTATTGTTAGTCCTAACTGGACTATGAGTTTTATAAGGTTTTCGTTTCGTTGCGACATTGCGTTAAGTGTTGTTGGTATCGTGAACTCACCATTTCCGCTTCTAGGCGGTTCATCTTGTCGATTTTGAGTGAGATTAAATCCTTCCGTTGTGACGAGGTCAAATGTTCTCGTGTTACGCAGGATAATCGTTTTGCTTGTTGGCATAGTTTGAGGATGTTTGAGTTCATTTGTGGATAAGTTTATAAAGTTATCAACTGCGACATAGGTGCGACATTTTTAAGACCAATGTCGCAGTAAATGTCGCAGTAGTTTTTCAATGATACCAATGGTTTCAGAGCCTTACTGCGACATATGTCGCACTTTTCGTTTTCAAAATATTTTTTTACAAATTTCATTTTTGTAATCCTTTTTAGTAGGTGCGACATTCAAAATGTCGCAGTTGGTGTTAAATCGTTGATAGCATTGAGTTTGCAAGGAATATGAGGTGCGACATAGTGCGACATAGGTGCGACATTATTTGCTCAATTCAGCAATATATCTCTGAATTTGCTTCCTTGATACATTCAACAACTCGGCAACTTCACTTCTATTCAACTCAGGGTTAAGTGTGTATAACTCTTTGAATTTATCCTTTGTATTCATACTTTTATTAGCTATCATAGCCGTCTTCATTTCCTTAACTTCCATCGTGTTTACCTTAATCTTTTTAGCCATCGCTACAAAGTATTTAGATAACCGTTCAGCCTTTAGCATAGATTCCTTAGATATAAGCAAGGATGCCTCAGTTGGCTTCTCGGTCATATAACAATCAAGACAATGGATCAACAATGCGAAACGTGGTATATAAGACTTCTGCTTCGGCAACATTGACTTCATATATTCGTTCTCCTCATCAGAGTTTTGAACAGATGTAATCTCATTGAAGATACGCTTCCATTCAATACGAGCATCATCCGATAAACGTGCGATATAAGGGTCTATTTCCATATCAAGGTTATAGTTTACCACCCTACGCTTATAATGGTCATAAAACGCTTGTATTGCATTCGTATACCACTCCACCGCATCATACGGCATCTCGTTATCGTTATAGTGTTCTACTTCCAACTCAGGAAACGTAAGTAGCATCCTGTCAACGAATCCGTTATCCTTGTTCTCATCGGTATAGAAGGTATTGAGTATCGAAGGTTGTATACCACCAAGTACAGGAATCAATGGACGTTCAACAAATGAACCAACCCTTGACATCCGATTAAACGATACAGGCGAACCTGACCAAGTACTCAACCAAAACTCCAAGTCAGAACCCTCACGATACTTATTCATATCCTTGAACCAACCATTTAACTCATCCTTGAACACACCGACTGCGTTCTTCGATTGCTCGTGCAAGTCAACAAGTGCCTCAAGAGTGATGTCATTAGCTATGAACTGCGTCTTAACTGGCTTAGGAACATCCTCTACTTGCTTCTTCTCAGCTTCACTTGACTTGGAGTATACGGCATACTTCTCAGCGTGTTTGAGGTAAGACTTAATCTCTTTGGAGTTAATCTTCATCAAGGGATGGATGATGTTCTTAATACTTGGTGTCTTACCAAGTCCTGCCTTACCAACGACCGCTATCCATACGTTGGCAGTCTCAACCCATCCACGTTTAACTTCGATGTGTATAGAGTTCCCAACTACAATAGATGTCACCCATAACATAGAACAACCCATATAATCAATGCTACTATCAAGGGTGTTGTTGCACTCAATCATATAGTTCTGAATAGGTGCAGGGAAGATGTCAATAGGAAACTTTAAGTCATCAGTATTGATACTTGTCTTAATGCGATTCTCAGGTAATGGTTTCACGATCCTTGAGCCAAATCCCTTAGAGTATAACTCCTTACCTGCAAGACTCATATTACCATTGTGGTACTTATATGCGTATGCGATGAACGGAGTAATTAGTTTCTCGTTTGGATAGATAGTTCCAGTTGAGAATAGAAACATACAACCACTATCCTTGTACACATATCCTGACTGAGAAGATTCTGCTCCGTGTCGAAGGATAATATCGTGCTTGGATAACTTACGCACTATCTTAAAGTCCTCACCAATGATATCATAGATTGAAGTCTTCTCGTTATAGTCTTGCCACGGAGTAATGTTACTTGCATCGTATTCCTTAGTTATCTTCTTATCAGGTTGCAGTTGTTCTGATTGGTCAACGTAATTGTAAGTACGGCAGATTGACCACAAGATGCGTCTATCTCTCTCGCTAATCGTTTGGATTGATAGATAGTCTAACTTAGAGATTTGATTGTCATAAACAACCACATAGCCACCAATACCACGAGATTCAATGATGCACTCTTTATGTCCTTTGAGTTTGGCTATCTTAGAATTACCTTGAATAGTATCGCACTTGTAAAGGATATGGTATCCCTGGTTCTTAGTCTTGTAGATAACGAACTTGCGATGGAAGTCATCAATGTTATCTTTAAGGTAGGAATGTAGTTCGTGCCAAAATTCCTCTTGCTCAGGTAATGTTGGGAATACTTTTAAGTCAACATCAATAACTTCAAGGTTGTTATACCCTGTAAGGATGCCTATTATCTCAGTTTTAGCTGATGTTGTTTCGCCATTATATGCCTTAGCCATCTCAGGTTTCGTGATAGGAGTTGTTTGATACTCCTTCCAAGTGTGCATATTAGGTTTCTTGTTTGCAGATGCAGTTATAAGGCTAAACCCTGTGTCAAGTAATCTATAACATCTATCTAATGTAATCATATTGTGTACGTTTTTTATATACGTTAGTGAAAAAAATCAGGGAAGTAACGTATAACTTTTACGGATTTGCCGTCCAACCTGATTGTGCAAATGTAAGGGATTAATATTAGAAAGGAAGAGAATCCCCTAATGGATCACTCGGTTGCATCACTTCCGCTTGTACGGTCTCAATGTGCTGACCACTACCTTTAGCCTCTATCCTCCAAGCCTCAAGCGAATTGAAATACGATGTCTTACCATCCTTTGTCCATTCCTTCCCACGAATATTGAAGTGGATGGTAACCTGTTGCCCAGTTTGGAACTTGTCCAACAAAGGACATTTGTCTTGCGTCAATTGGAATTGCAAATACTGCGGATAATCGCCATCCGTTTGCAGAATAAACTCACGCTTGGTGAACTTGTCCGATACTTGTACGGCATCTCGTTTGATAAGCAGTCTGCCATCTGCTGTGTACTTTTCTGTACTCATTGTATATGTGTTGCTGAATCACAGCTTGTTTATGTGTTATGTGTTTGTTTTGCGATATGTTAGGAGAAATGCCAAGCGACACCCTAAACCTTTGGCGACTTTTTAAGGAACTCAATTTCTTCTTTAATATCCATCATAGAATTATATTCTAATTCGACTTTTAAAGAGTTGA